GGATTCAGAGTTTCTTGTCAGGGAAGCTGCCCGAGCAGACCAAATAAGGGTGGCGTTGCAAGCTTGTTATAACCAATACGATGCAATCAAATGAAGCACTCAGAAAAAATGACAATGATCGCCACGGTATCGTTGGCGGCAATCTTGATGGCTATGGTTATGGTCATGCTTATTGGTTTATTTCACGACAAAGTAAACAACGACAAGGTCTTTGAGATGCTATCCCCAGCGTTTCAGACCATTGTTGGTGGGTTTATTGGTTTAATTACAGGGATCAAGATAGGACAGGCAGATGACGAATGATCAGGCAAAAGAGTTAGGTATCGGTGAAGAGTGGGTTGAGCCACTTAATGAAACCTTTGAGAAGTACGACTTAAACACTCCTAAACGCCAAGCTTCATTTATCGGTCAATGTATGCACGAATCAGGCGGCTTTAAACACCTGACAGAAAACCTTAATTACTCTGCAAAAGGCTTAATGCAGACGTGGCCATCACGCTTTCCCGATATGGACACTGCTGAAAAATATGAAAGAAACCCACTGAAAATCGCTGGGAAGGTTTATATTGGTCGCATGGGTAACGCTACTGAAGAAGAAGCGCAAAAATACATTGGTCGTGGATTGATCCAACTAACAGGCAAAGAAAACTATGCAAACTGCGGACTTGGTCTTGGTGTGGATTTGCTTGGGAATCCTGATTGGCTGGCTACTCCTAAATATGCGGCTTTAAGTGCTGGCTGGTACTGGAATAAAAGAAACATAAACGCTGACGCTGACAGGATGGATATTGAGTCCATGACCAAGAAGATCAATGGCGGCAGTATCGGTATCGCTGACCGCAAAGCCAAAATTGAGATGGTTTTAAAATATCTCTCGTAAATCCACAAACTTCCACATTTTCTTAGGAACATCGTAAAAATATTCGTCCCGTGCCACAGCCGTGTTTGGGACTTCAATTAGTGGGCATTCTTTGATCTTGCTGGCTCTGATCCAATAAGCGTGGGTCAAATCCCTTGTGACCACGTACATCGTGGTTCTTGGGTTGGTGAAAAGCTTTTCTTTGCGCTGGGCAATATGGATCGTGTCGTATGGGCAGAACTCCATACCCCAATCCCTGACCTCCACTTCTGCAAACCCGATCTCTTGGCCATCTTTGCTTAAAACAAGGTCTACCGCATATTTATCAGGGTTGGGCGTGGCATCTACATACCAAAGGTTTTTTAGCCAAGTGGCAACCGCATCACGTGCAGGTGGATCACAGGCGTCATGCAGTCGCTGATCAAATGGCTTGTATTTCATGAGTAAATTATCGCTAAAACCAACGCTGTGGCAATCAAAGTCATATAGGCTACGTTTGCCCAGTAGTTCCGTCTTGCTGCCTTGTTATCGCCTATAAACCAGCCCTGTATAACAATCATGTCGCTGTCTTGCTCGACATACTTGGGTGGCTCGTAATAAAGCCCAATTTTTACTTTACCTGTGTCGTATGGAGTTCTCATTTGTTTTCCTTATGTAGGTGGCAGGTCAAGGTCTTTTTAGTCGTTCGTCTGCGAGTACTTGAGCTGAATAGTGTCAATGACCTGCCGTAAGCTTATCTTGCGGTAACTTTTAAAGTGATAACCGCAGTCGTTTTTGTATGTTTTGCTATCAAATCGGTTGGGATATTGGCCTCTGCAAATACCGCCTTGTTATCTACCGTTTTGCGTTGGGAAAGGGTTACACAAGATTTGTATAAGTTGCCCTCAATGCTGCCCTCGTTTTGCTTTAGTTTGTTTTTGATCTGTTCAGCTTGTGCTTCCAAGTCTGCGATCTGTGCCAACAACATTCCAAGCTGGTCTACTTCTGTGATTTGGATGTCTAAAACTTGCATTTGATTCTCCTTTATCTATCTCACTGCCCGATGCAGTAATGACAGAATAATTAAGTAATCTTAACTATGCAAGCTATATTTCTAGGGAGTTTCCCTAGTATTTGCAAATAAACAACAGGGCTGTATTTGGCAGTTGCAACCAATGGGCGAGAAAGCCGCAAAATTACCCAATTACTGCATCCTACATTGGCGGCTTAACGCCCAAAAAGGGTGGGCTACTTGCTCGGACATATATCTGTCTTATCATTCCTACGCATCCAGCGCAGATTTGCTGGCTTACGATTGCTTTCACCCATTGTTTGTTGGGCGGCAGTCCCGTGAAGGAGCATAGATTTTGTCTACCCCACCGCCCATGTTGATTATATTCCGTTCTTTATTTGGTAAACACGCAATAAATGCTGAAAGCAATCCCAGCCCTTTTGGAGCGCAGACTCTTCAACTTCTATTAGCTTGACCTCGTTGGTTGTGCCGTTTACAAACACAATGGCCGCCCGTGCTTGGGGAATGCCTAACCCCTCCCGATAGGCTGCCAGTTGCATTTCATGCTCAAAGTAAACGTCCACCTTATCAAGGCTGGCGTCTTTGGTCTTAAAGTCCACAACGATCCCGTTAAAATCGTGCGCCCCCTTTGCCATCAAGTCGCATTTGCCACCATACCCCAAGTGATGACCAAAAGACTTCTCTGAGAGCCACATTTGCGCCCCAAAGTGATCTTTTAGCGCATTGTCCACCGCATCAAGATACGGAGGCTTTTGCGGCATATAAACCTGCTCAAAGTAGCTTTGAATAATGGCGTGAATAGCCGTGCCACGTTCTGCCGCTTCCCTGCCTGTTGCTTTGGAATCCTGCATAACACGGGATAACCACTCGGTTTCAGGCTCATTTACCTCACGTGGAAGCGTAAGTGCCGCTAGGAGGACTTGTTGCTGTTTCCATGTATCAAGCCCTGCTTTCGATAGCAAGTTGATAATTGTCGTAACACTTGGCAAAAGTCCAAGTTTCCGTGCGTCCCTGAGTGTGGTGTTCCGTTCCCCAGTTTTGCCGATGGTTGTATAGGCTGGAGTGCCGTCTTTTGTATACCAATGTCCACTTTCGGCCACCTTTTCTTTAACTATCATTTTGATCCTTAGAAACAAGTCGTGTTGCAGTTACCGCCATAGCAACAAGTGGTACAAGTCATAAAACGGCCACCCGAGTTGATCGTATGCGTAGTGCAGTTTGCATAGACCAAAGTTGCCACCATTGAAAGCCAAACACCTACAATTATTTTTTTCATGATGTTGCTCCTTAGAAAGGAATATCGTTTAGGTTGTCATCTTCAAGTTTGGGGGCAGACTCTTCCCGTGCCTTTTGACCACGCCACTCACTGCTTTCAGTGATCTTTTCTTTGTAATACTTAGGCAGCGCATCATATTTAGCTTGATCGAACTCAGCCAACCAAAAATGCAACGGTGCGTTGATCCCCTCAGGCTGGGCGTTACGCAAAGCTGATGGTACAGGGCTGATGCCGCTGATATTGGCGTACTTGCCATCTTCCGAGTGGGTGATATTAACCATGCAGAACTTGCCAAGCAAACCTTTAAGGTCAAAGTTCTTACGATCTTCAGGACTCATCTTTTTATTGCTCCACGCCTCTAAATCTTGGCGCAAACGTGCCTGATCGCCTAAACTTACTGTATATCGCTTGGACACGATTAGGGGCTTCCCATCGTCTGTTTTTAGCGGTTCACCGTTGTCATCGTCCCCGTGCAGTTCCCAAGTAAACACAACTTTATGCATAATCTTGGTCTCGCCAGCCCATTCAGTGGCTTGGTGACCCAAATCAATAATGGAATAAAGTCGTGCCATGTGAAGCCCAGCAGGGGCAATCTTAAATTCTTTACTGCTATCGCTAATAATCATTTTTGACCTTTCAGGCTTTCCGCCATAACTTTATTCATATCAACCATCATGTCCCACAAATATTGACCAGCAACAGATTTACGCTGTTTTGCAGGTAGGCCGCAAGCGTATCTAAGGTCATCAATTTGGTTTAGGGTAAGTGTTAGCCCGTTCTCTGCATCTTCTAGGGCATCGTCTAGCTTCTTATTGAACTGAAGCATATCGTTTGTTTGTGATTCTATTTCACTCATAAGAGTTCTCCTTGTTTACACGGCACTTGCCGTACAACCATATTAACCTAACTTAACACCAATAGCAATAAATATGTTAAGATTACTTATCATGAATACAACAGCTATCATTCAATTATTGGGTGGCCCAACAAAGGTATCAAGAATGCTGGGCATCAGCGTTCCTGCCGTATCTATGTGGCAAAACGGGGACATTCCCCAAGACAAGCTGATCATCTTGGCGGCAACCCTTGAAAAGGAAAGCCACGGGCTAATCACCCGTAAGTCGCTTTTACCCAACACTTATCATTTAATTTGGCCTGAGTTGCAAGACTCCTAAAATTTGATATACTGACCATATTGAGGACTGAAACACTCAGATTAGGGTATTAGAGGTGACTTTGTGGGTTTAGGAAATGAGATAAGAGGCATTTTCTAAGCCGTTTCAGCATAAAGCCACCCCTAATACCCTTTTTTGTTGCCATTTCCCCAATGGTTTTGATTGAGCGGACTAAAAACACCAGCGATCAAGATACAAGTGCTACTGGGGGATAGTTGATGCAACAGCACAAATGTAGGTGGCGAAGTTAGTGCCTACTCAACGAACGACTGACGGGTTATGCGACTCCGAGAAGGAAGATCATATTAAGGCAAATCTAGGAAGGCTAGGTTTGCTCATCCTCAAAGGAAGTGACTAATAGCAACACTACTAATTATTTAATAATTAACTTGCATTGTTAAGATTCCTTAAGATATACTGGTTTCACTCAATAACGAGTGATATAGAAAAGGAATAGATATGACAATCAAAAAAGCCCCAAAAGCCAAGCCGCTTACCGCTTTACAACAGGCAGAGCGCAAAGCCGCAAACCTTGAATACGCTATTTACGACACATACAATAATTTTGATGAACTCTTTGCTTTGCTAAGACTTTATAAAGATTACATCGACAGCGAAAATTACAATAAATACACCGCCAAACACGCTTTAAACGGCATTTTTACTAACGCCATCAATATGCAAACAAGCATGATGGATCAAGCTGGATTGGAGTGGTAATCATGAAAGACTTTTTAGGAGCTTGTTTATTAGGCGCAGTTCTTGGCGGCATGATGGCTTACGGTGTTCCTGCCAAAGCCCAAACTTATGCGGTGCAAAACTCACAGGGATATGTTCAGGGATATATTCAGCAAAACGGCAACACGGTGAACGTGATTACGCCAAACGGTTACACCGCAGGCCCACCGCTTACGGTTTATCCAACCCAGCTTACCGCCCCAAGTGGTTATGCCATCGGCACTCCGAGCTATAGTGTTCCACCAAGCCAACCATCACCACCATCACCGAGGGTGATGCAATGAACTACCTACATCGGATTATTAAAGACCTGCTGTCTTGTGTAGAAAACTTGGAACGCCAAAACAGGATGCTGGAAGAGGAATGCAAAGCTTTGCGAGATCATATAAATGAACTTCAGTGATTTTTATGCCCTTTATCCCCGAAAACAGGGCAAACGTGCCGCAGAAAAGTCATGGGCAAGGCTATCTAGCCAAGAGCAAGATGAAGCCTTTGCTGCCCTGCCAAACCATATTGAATACTGGAAACTAAAGCAGACCGAAAAAGACTACATTCCCCACCCAGCCACTTGGTTAAATCAAGGCCGCTGGGAGGACGAGTTAGATATGGAGGTTAAAAAGATTAAAAAGCCTGAGTTACCGTGGTATTCCAGCGAAGAGTTAACTAAAGCAAAAGCACAAGAGGTTGGGGTTCAAGCGTATGCAGGAGAAGGATGGCAACAATGGCGAGCAAGGATTAGTCAAAAGATCAAGCAACTGGAAGAACAGGCTTGATTACCTTGCTTGGTGGTACATCGGTGTTGCAAAGCGCAGAGGCTGGGACGAAGTGGTGCGTTTGCTTGCTCAATACCCTGATATTGAAAACGAAGTTAAACAAGAGATTAAAAAGAAAATAGGAAAATGAATGAGTTGGCTCTTTTCGCAGGTGCTGGTGGAGGAATACTTGGGGGACATTTGCTTGGATGGCGAACAGTCTGCGCTGTCGAGTGGGAGCAATACCCAGCAAGCGTATTGTGCGCCCGACAAAATGACGGACTTTTGCCGCCTTTCCCGATTTGGGATGACGTTCAAACCTTTGACGGAAAACCGTGGGCAGGAATTGTTGACGTTGTATCAGGAGGCTTTCCATGCCAAGACATCAGTGCAGCAGGAAAAGGCGCAGGAATTGACGGTGAACGATCAGGAATGTGGAAAGAAATGGCACGGATCATTCACGAAGTTAGACCAAGATACGCATTTGTGGAAAACTCACCAATGCTCTCTCGTAGAGGACTTGGAGTTGTCCTTAGAGATTTGGCCGAGATGGGGTTCGATGCGGAATGGGGAGTGCTGGGAGCGTCAGATATTGGAGCTAAACATCACAGACAGAGAATTTGGATTGTTGCCCGACAACGACAAGTTCTTCCACACGCCAACAACAGGAGCGGACGGTGGGAGCAACAGCCGCAAAGCATTAAAGAAACGCAAGGAAGCAATATGGCCGACACCGACCACCCCAACAGGGGGGGGGAATGCTGGGGGATCGGGAGCGCAGAAAAATGCAGTGAAAAATGGGACTTACGTACCATCTTCAATCAACCCGAGCCTGTACGAATGGTTGATGGGTTGGCCGCAAGAGTGGACAGACTTAAAGCCGTTGGAAACGGACAAGTTCCACAAGTGGCTGCAATTGCATGGGAATTATTAACGGAGAGGTTAAATGATAGAAAAAGAGTATGACCCACACGAAGCTATAAATTACATATTCACCCATAGTTCAGAGTTTGCACGTGCCAAAGGACGTCTTGCTGGGTTGGAGGTTTACAAGAGTTCGCTCAAGGCAATCATGATGAAGAAGTCCAACGAAACCAGTCTTGGCGGACAGGAACGTGAGGCTTATGCCAGCGAAGATTACCAAAACCTTGCAAAAGCTATAGATGAGGCAACGATGCAAGCCGAAGAGTTAAAGTGGAAGCTTGAGGCGGCAAAGATGCGCTTTCAGGCGTGGCAAACAGAATCAGCAAACAACCGACAAATTGAAAGACTTACACTATGATGATCACAGAAGAACTCTTAATTCTTAAAAGCTTAATACGTTTCTTTGAGGAAGCGTTATCTAAAGGTGACCCTGTTTTGATGCTTGAAATATCTGTAGACATTGCTGAGTCTGGTGAAAAACTAGAGCAGTTGGCTTGCGACCACGCAAATGGCCACTAAATCAGAATTAAAAGCACATTATGCTAAATTGGCACGATTGGGCTGCGTGTTGTGCGCCCATCTTGGACACGACACCTATGACCAGCCAGTTGAAATCCACCATTTGCGAAGATACGGAATCCCCCGTGATCAAGCACCAGCATTGCCCCTCTGTGCTGGACACCATAGACATTTCAAAGATGCAGTTCACCAGCTTGGGGCTAAAGGATTTGAAAAACACTGGGGTTTTTCCCTCGAGGACAAACTCTTGGAAGTGGAATCTAAGCTAAATGCTGGTTCTTAGTCTGCCGTTGCCGCCAACCGTGAACCATTACCTAAAAAGCAGTGGTTTTAGGCGTTATCTATCCAAAGCCGCTATAGAGTTCAGGGAAAAGGTTTCAGACTACGTAGCCGAATACAATGTCCCCAAACTTGGCACAGCAAGGCTGGAAATGCAGGTTACGCTGTATTTTGCCACCAAGCGCAGGCAAGACATCGACAATCGCATAAAAGCCTTGTGGGACGCTTTAGCCCACGCTGGGGTATTTGACGATGACGAGCAAATAGACGTTTTAATAATTCACCGAGGCGTGATCAAAAAAGGCGGTGGCTGCCTTGTAATGATTGACACTTTAGATGCTAAACACCCACTTCCATAAATTTGAAAAAGCCCTGTCCAAAGACTTCTGCGAATGCGTATTGCGTTCTATTGATTGGGAACAGGCAAAAACCGCTGAAATAAACCGTGGCACAGATCACTTGGTCAAAGAGGAAACACGGATCAGTCGGGTGATATGGCAGGATTTATTAACCCCCATCGGTTGCGTTCTTAAAAATTACCTTTTGCAAGCAAACAGCATTTGGAACTATGACCTTTCCTATCTTGAACAAGCGCAGATTGCTGAATATGGATTAGGCGGTCATTACGACTGGCATATAGATTCCAAAGCACCAATAAACAACGTCCAGCGCAAGCTTTCCATCAGCATTCTTTTAAATGAAGATTTTGAAGGTGGGGGGCTTGAATTTGATTTTCAAAGAGGTGAAAATGTATTAAAATCACAAGGAGATATAGTGGTTTTTCCATCATTTTTGCACCACAGAGTAAATCCTGTGACCGATGGCGTTAGATATTCAGCAGTAACTTGGGGATATGGCCCTGCCTTTAGATAAGGATTTGTATGGAAAAGTCGATGGCGTTGTTTCTTGCAACTTTGCTGCATTCAGGGACAAACACCCACTTTTTTCATTGGGCCACTAAATCGTACGCAAAACACAAAGCTTTAGGCGGTTTCTACGAGCGGATCATATCGCTCACTGATGATCTAGCAGAGACCTACTTTGGCATATACGGTCAGATTACCCAGTTCCCATCCACTTATCACCAGCCTAAAGAGCCCTTGGCTTACCTGCAATCCTTACAAACCTTTGTAAAAGATGCACGTCCCGACTTGCCGCAAGACTCCGAGATCGTTCAATTGATTGATAACATCGCCCAAGAGATCGACACCACCATCTACCTACTTAAATTCAAAGGTTAATCATGCCATTAGATAAATCAGGAACAGCCGCCTCCGTTGGTCGCAACGTGAAAGCCGAGGAAAAGGCTGG